AAAGCACAGCCAAACGCCTTTATCCAAATTGCTGACTACACATCAAAAAAGCAGAGAGCGATACGCAAGCCCATCATCGACGCTTGGGTAGCAGCCCGTAACAAGTATGACGAGTTGAACGCATGAAAGTTATTCCAATAAAAACTCAAGAAACTGAGCCTTGGTTAATTCAAAAACACTATGCGCATCGGATGTGTCCAATTAGCTATGCGTTTGGGGCTTACATAGACAACATACTTATAGGCGTAGTGACCTATGGCGTATCGGCCAGTAGCACATTGCGTCAAGGTGTATGTGGAAAGCAATGGACAGATCATGTGTATGAGTTAAACAGGCTTTGCTGTGACAATGAAAAGAATATTGCATCAGAGTTAGTCGCAAAGTCAATGCAAATGTTGCCTAAACCAACAATTGTGGTGTCCTATGCCGACACCGAGCAGGGCCATGTTGGATATGTATACCAAGCCACAAACTTTTTGTACACGGGTTTGAGTAGCAAGTTCAAAGACCCAAAAGTGAAGGGTTTGGAACATCAGCATCACGCCACTTATGCACATGGCTTGACTAACGCTGAAGTGATTGAACGATATGGTAAAGACAATGTGTATTTTGTGGAAAGAGCGCGAAAGCACAGATATGTATTTTTTGTTGGCAATAAATATCAAAAGAGGCAAATGATGAATGATTTAACTTATGCAGTTTTACCCTACCCAAAGGGTGATAGCAAGCGTTATGACGCTGGTGGTGTTGTCCCAACCCAAGAATTGTTATTTGCTTAAATCGTATGAGAGCAGTAACTGAAAGGATCAGGCCCATCCTGACGCAATACGACGAGGGTCTGACAGCACGCCACCTTGCTGCGCTGCTTGGCCTTCCTGCTGACTCCATTAATCGGGCCATGAAATCCATGCCCGATGTGTATATCGACCGCTGGACATCGCACACTGAGGGCGGCAAGTACGTTCCCGTCTACGTCAAGGTATCAGTGCCAGAGGATTGCCCACCGCCATGAAGATCATAGTCAGCAAGGGGTGGGAGGGGTTCGCGGATAGGCTGCAATGCCTTTCCTACTGCGTCTTAATTGCCAAGCGCTTTAACCGCCTGATTTATGTTGACTGGAACGACACGATCTGGGATGAAGGGTTTCAAAAATACTTCTACTTCACAGATCTGCCGCAAGTAGTAAAGCTATCCAAGATCCCCAAACAGAAGATGGCGGACGTTTACCCAGCATGGTGGAGGAACAAGCTCGTGCTGCCAGCCAACGAATGGGTGTACGACATCAAAGACCAGTTGGAGTTCAAACCAGCTGAGGGAACTCACTTTGAGGATATCTGGGTGCATAGCGGCATCGGATACCGAGAATGGAATGTTGCTGAGCTTTGCAAGCACTTACGCTTGCAGGACGAAGTCAAGGATCAGATGCCCTTGCTGAAGTTTGATATGCCGCTTGTCCACCTGCGCGGGACGGACAGAGAGTTCAAAGAATATCATTGGGAGGCGCTTAGGGAAAAGGCACCAGTGGCTGCGGTGATATCAGATGACGCAACGCTTGTTGAACGCTGGATGAACGAGAGTCCAGATTCCATGCTGATATCTAAGCCAGTGAAGGGCTACACCCACAAGACGCTTACCTCCAAGCACAAAAGCAATATAGCATTGCTGACCGACTTCATCGCCTTGGCGCAGGCACCAGAGGCATATGCCCTGAACCAAGAGAGCTTGTTCTTTAAAATGGCCCGCATCACAAACACTTTTGATTGGTATAAACAATGATTTTTTCTACTTCTGTATTTGGAGACAACCCTCGTTATTCTTTTGGCGCTCAACGTCAATACGAACTTGCCAAACACTTTTATCCTGACTTTGAGTTTAGGTTGTACACCGACGATGCAAGCAAGTTCAATATGCCAGACGCAAAAGTTATTGAAGTAAAAGATGGAAGTTATGGTGTTTTTTGGAGATTTTTTCCTTTGTTTGAGTCAGACAATGAAATTGTTATTGTGCGGGATGCAGATAGTCGAGTAACAGAAAGGGAAGCGCAAGCAACTTATTTATGGATGGAGTCACCAAAGCGTTTTCATATCATGCGAGACCATGATGCTCACTTTCAAGATAAACCAATTATTGCAAGCACTTTTGGAATAAAAGGAAAATTAAGCAATGCACAATGGAACGCTATGCAGTCTTACTTGCATGGAGAACATCGGTATGGGTCGGACGAGGAGTTTTTGCGAGACCATATGTGGGACGAGTCACAGAGCCTAATCAACGAGTACAACAAAGGCTGGTTTGGGATATCCCGACAGCTCCTGTTAAACAAATACCAGTTCTGCGGCAACGGCTGGGATGAGACGGATATGCCTATCTACCCGCCCAGCATGGCTGAATTTCATGGCTACAACCGAAACGAATTACCTCTATCAGCAAAATTTGCTGGATACCCCAAATGACTACCCTTGCCGAGAAGAAGCACCTAAACCTAGTAGCAAGCCTTGGCTGCGTGGTCTGCCACAAGATGGGCTACGAGGGCACCCCTGCCGAGATACACCACAAACGGGCTGGAACAGGGGCTGGAAGGCGCTCGAGCCACATGGACGCTATACCGCTATGCCCAGAGCATCACAGGGGCAATACGGGCCTGCACGGGCTAGGCACGAAGGGATTCGCCAAGCACTGGGGATTTGACGAGGACGATCTGTTGCAAGACACCCGCTCCCTGCTGGGAAAATAAACACGATTAAACGGTGTTCAGTCGTGTTTTATTGGGATCCCAGTATCCCAAGGAGCTATTGGGAAAAGCTATCGACTTGCAGGTTCGATAGAAATATATGTGAATTATTTTTGGTCTGAATAGAAAAATGTGTAATTCCTCGTTATACTAGAGGCACTGACAAAGTCGTCAGGTAACAAGGAAAAGCACCATGAACAACGACCTCAAACTCAACGATGTAGATACCCTTGGCTCTTTGCTGGCACAGATTGCCGACCTCACCAAGCAAGCTGACGCAATCAAAGACGGCATCAAAGACAGCGCCAGCGCAGGCGGTGCCAAGGTAGTCGAAGGCGCACTCTTCAAAGCCACCTACATCGAATCCAACCGCAGCACCTTTGACAAGGATGCATTCATCAAAGTCCACGGCGCAGAGGCATACGCTACCTTTACCAAGGTCAGCGCTGTGTTCAGCGTCAAGGTCACCAGCAAATAAATCAACCGGGGCTACGGCCCCTCACAGGAGAACACCATGACCAATTTATTTAATGCTGATTGTTACTTCAAAGCAGAGTACTACAACCCCCGTATTCGCGCTACTGTCCCGCCCGCTTGGGTAATCGAATTTGATTCCGCTTTGCCCAATACGAACACACCGCCCGTGTTTTTTGGACATTCTCGCAGAGAGGCAATTCAAAACGCAATTGACACCTTGCGTTCCATGAACTTAACAGGCCGCCTGATTCTCAACTAAACCAAACGGGGCTACGGCCCCATAAGGAGAACATTATGAAACAAGAAATCGAAACAACAATCAGCACAGAACACGGCGTGCGCGTCAGCGTATGCGAATGGGACGATAGCGGCACATGGCTGTACCTCGCAGGCCGTGGAGCCAGCATGAGTACGGTTATGACCCGCACAGAGGCGCTGGCGCTGGTGGCTGGCCTGCAAGAGATACTGGCAAAAGAGGTGTCAGCATGAACCGCTATGTAATCCTTGCCGACATGGCAGTGGCTGCACTGGGCACAGCAGCCGTAATCTTCGGTGCCAACGGGGACGCAGTGATCCACAAGCTGGCCCTGCTGTGGGGTGGCCTGTGCTTAGGCTATGTTGTAACTGTTTATTTGAATTCGGAGGATCTATGACCGAATACGCAAAAGGCTTTGACCACGGCTGCGACTACATCATTGCTGAGATCGAGAAGTGGATCAAGGAGAACAACGAGGAGCCACGGGCCATCTGGCCTGTCGAGCGCCTGCTTACCCACCTCAAGATGGAGAAGCCTGATGCGCAGGATAACCCCTGAAGGCCGTCTGGCGGATTACCACCCTGATGTAGGTAATCTCTGGCGCAGCCGCTATGACGAGCCAGAGAAGCAAGAGTTTGACAAGCTCCCGCCTTGGATGCATAGGGAGCCAGATGACATTGACACTCGGCTTGATCTGCAAAAGATCTTTCCGAAGATATTTGAGACCCTTGGCCCAAAAGAAAGTAAGGTGCTTAAATTTAGATTTTGGGCTGACATGACCTTGGACGACTGCGGTCATGCCCTCAACGTGACAAAGGAAAGGATACGCCAGATAGAGGCTTTAGCCATCCGTAAGATAAACAGCCCTCGTAGGTTTGCAATTATGGGCGGGTACCAACGCAGGACGTATAGGATGAGAATGAATGAACAGCCTGAGGAAAAGGATTGGACTTGGCTGGAAGATATCATCCAAAGGCAAAAACAACGTCAGGAGGACGAACTGATTAAAAAAATGTACGACTTGAGGGAAATAAAATGGCTACCATGACTCCCGCACAGGTGGATTTAGCTGTAAAATATCTCTCAGAGTTAAAGGGAGTAGATCCGACCAAGCACGCCAAAGCCTATGGCAAGCAAGTGAAGGATCTGCACCAGTTGTTGCAAGCGGTGTATTTTGCAATAACACAAGACGAGGATTTAACGCAGGCTCAACGCCCGTTGAACAAGCGTTAGACGCAACACGCATGGGGATTGAGGCACAGGCCCGTAGATTAAATTCTGCGAATGCTGGTCAGGTCAAGAGTGTGAATGCCTGCTCTCTGATCGCAGTCCCCAGCCGTGTTGGTGATGTCATTTGGGGAAACGGTAAGGTTTATTACCCTGCGTGTTATTCCTCTATCAAGGAAGTAATGTGATGCTAAATGCAGGTGCATTGCGCTGAAAGGCTCTGAAGTGGCGCGAAAGCGGTTTGAAAAATTAACCACGAGGATAAGGCAACGAAAAATTGGCAGAATGATAGATCACTGCCCGCCATCAATAACCAAGTGGCTCACCAACAACCTATATTGCGGGGTGGGGAAACAGTAACCCGCACGGCTCATAACCGTGAGATAGTCGGTGCGACTCCGACCTCCGCAACCAGTTTTACGTTAAACTAGCGCCATCGCAACTCGGTACAGGAATAAGGTGCTTATGCCAGAAACTACCGCCAAGGGGCCAAAACGCCCCAAAAAGCAGCCCTCAGAGCAGGGTGCAACTATCACTATGCCCAAGAAGATGGGCCGTCCCTCTAAGTACACCCCAGAACTGGCAGCAGAGATATGCGAACGCCTCAGCGCAGGGGAACCGCTACGTCAGATATGCCGTGATGCGCATATGCCGCACTGGACGCAGATGTATGAGTGGAAGGCTCGAGACCCAGAACTTTCCCTACGGGTCGCGCAGGCGCGGGAAGCTGGCTACGACGCTATGGCTGAGGAACTGTTGGAAATTAGCGACACAATGCACTACGGTGAAACAATCGTTGAAGGTGGGAAGAACCCCCTTATAACGACCGCTGATATGTTGGGGCACCGCAAGCTGCGGATAGAGACCCGCCTCAAGCTGCTGGCCTGCTGGAACCCTGCCAAGTATGGCAACAAGGTTCAGGTGGGTGGCGATAAGGAAAACCCGCTGAAGGTGGAAGCATCCTCGGAGGCCAATGCCATGCTGGCAGCTCTGATCAAGAACGCCGAGCTGAAACGACAAGCAGATGAGTGACATAGCCGAACTGCTGGCTGACCCAGAGGTTCAGGAGGCGTTTAACTTAGTCACCCCTGAAGAGAAGCTGGCCTACGCTTGGAGGCTGACATGGCTACAGCAAGCCCACAGGCACCAGATCATGCCCACTGGAGACTGGTGGAGCATCTGGGCGGTCATCGCAGGCCGTGGGGCTGGCAAGACCCGTTTGGCAGCAGAACAGATAGGCTGGTGGGCGTGGACGCAGCCTAAGACCCGCTGGCTGGTAGCCGCTCCAACCTCCTCTGATGTCAGGTCAACGGCGTTTGAGGGCGACTCTGGCCTACTGGCGGTGATCCCTAAGGCTTTAATTGAGGACTACAACAAGACCGCCCACGAGCTGCGCCTGATCAACGGCTCCCTGATTAAGGGTATACCCGCATCCGAGCCTGAGCGCTTCCGTGGCCCACAGTTCCACGGGGCTTGGCTTGATGAGCTTGCTGCATGGGACTATATACAAGAGGCATGGGATCAGATCCAGTTCGGTGTGCGTCTGGGAACCAGCACCAAGATCATTGTCACCACCACACCCCGCCCCAAAGACCTGATTGTTGACCTGATAGGCAGGGATGGCGACGATGTAGCGGTCACCACCGCCTCGACGTACACCAACTTGGACAACCTGTCCGACAACTTCAGGAAGCAGATCCTCCAGTACGAGGGCACCAAATTAGGGCGGCAGGAGATCTACGCCGAGATCATTGACCCCGAGGAGGGCGGCATCGTTAAGCGTGACCACTTCAAGCTCTGGCCTGCGGGTAAACCCTTCCCTAAGTTTGAGTACATCCTCCAGTCCTACGATGTGGCGACCAGCGAGAAGACCAAGAATGACCCGACCGCCTGTATTACCTTTGGGGTGTTTAAGCCATTGGATGGCCCGATGTCCGCTATGGTGATCGACTGCTGGCAGGATAGGCTTCAGTACCCTGACCTGCGCCCCAAGGTGTTGGATGAGTATGAGATCGTCTACGGAGAGGGCAAGGACAAGAAGCGGGTAGACCTGCTACTGATTGAGGACAAGAGCGCTGGCATCAGCTTGATCCAAGACTTGCAGCGTGCCCACCTGCCTGTGCGGGCGTACAACCCCGGCAGAGCTGACAAGGTGCAGCGGTTAAACATCGTGTCAAACGTCATTGCCCGTGGACGGGTGTGGATCCCTGAGTCAGATAGGCGTAATGGTTTCGTCAAGGATTGGGCCGAGGTGTTCGTCAGCCAG